AGTTGACCAAGTGACAATCGTTCTTGAATGCACAGTGGAAACAATGACTGCTGCCGCTAGCATGGCCCTTGCGCTATCTCAGCAATGAGGTGGTTAATTGGCTACCAATGCTCAAATGGCTGCCCTCATGCGGGCTATTGCTGATACATTGCTTGAAGTGCCTGCTGGTGCCACTGGTATCCCTGTGGAGGCTATTAGCACCTTTGTTGAGGGCACAACGACGGGAGCAGTTGCGGCAGGAAAGGCAAAAGGGCGAAGAAGAAAGGTCAGTGCTTACAATAGAGCATTCTCTAAGGCTTTCAAGCGGCAAAAAGCGAAGATGACAAAGAAAAATGGCGATTGGAAGAAAGGTTGCAACTCTTCAAAGTGTATGTCAGCAGCACATAAAGAAACCAAAAGGAGTATGAAAAGATGAAGGCAGGTCGCATTAGAACACTTAGAGGGATCTTAACCGCAACTGGGGCACCTGCTGTTGCACGAAGAAACTTAGTCGTCGCTGATGGTTTAATCAATTACGGTTTGAAAATAACCAAGTTCCAAATGTGGGCAGTTGATCCAACTGACTCATTTATTGGAATCCTCTCCTATTCTACAATTCCAAGTGGCTCAACAATGAACGCTGGAGACAATCGCCAATTTGGTTGGAGTGTCGGTAATGGAACGGGTGACTTAAATCCAACATACATTGACCCCGATCATATCATCAATAGGGATATGTTCATTTCAATCTCCGATGCTGCTGCTGGTGACTATAATTATTTGATTGAATGTCAAGCATATGCATTGGATGATAACGAAGCAATCATTAGCATCATTAAGGAAACTTCTCAATCTTGAGAGATCCCTGGGATCTGATTTTTACACGTGTAAATAATGTGCCTTTAAGCACCTAAAAACGGCACTTTTTTCGTCAACAATTTTTTACTTCAACCAATTTAACAATAATTGATGCAATGTTTTATCAATATCTTTGCGATTCGTTAATGCTGCTACTAATTGTCTAGTGGATGCATCAGCGATAGATGACGCTTCAAGGTCATCTAGATAGTTTCTAATTGCTTTAGCGACATATTGACTCCTTGATGATGAATAACTTAACTCTTGGTCAAGTCGTCGGACTAATGATGATGGTAAAGCCACCGAGATTGGAATTGATTTATCGGTCGATCGTGGGCGACTCATACAAACCACCCACAATGGATGCAACAATAGTCTGGAACAGTTGTATTTTCATCAAAAGTTGCAATTGTCATTATACCATTAGCATCTAAATAACAACCATCAGCGATAGTTAATTCGTTATTCATATCCTTCCGTACCAATCTCATGTAAATTATCTGAGTGCATTCGGGACATCTTTCTGAAGTCATTAATAACATCATTAAATCGCCTCTGGAATTACTTGAGGGTGAGAAGTCCACCCACATGATCTACATTCTTTTACAATAAATCTAGGTTTTTCGTTTAGATGGTATCGGGTTCTACAACCTTCGCCGCATTTGAAGCATAAATATGTCCTCATTATTCATTGCTACGGCTGGTTTGTATATCAATGATTCGTAATGATTGAATCCTAATGCTATGAAGATCGTATAGAAGGGATACTGCTACGCATTAACCCACTATACAACGGTATAGAACAAGTATTGCTGTGTAAGTACTGATATTATAAACTGTTGAGGGATAGCCCATATATGGCAAAGAGTGATTCTTTCTTTATCCGAGCGACTGTCTTAACAGATGGGACAAACTTCAATCAAACTTCAATCGATCTAGGTTCATTCGTTGATGCATTAGGAAAAACAGTCCTAAGAATACATAACGCATCTATCTCATATGGATCTCCTTTAGACCTCCCTTTCACTGGTGTTAACGGAGAGGGCATGGCAGCCTTTCAATTAACTACCCAAAGTCAAACCGACCTAGTTGGTGCTGATAACCGTTCAACCATCTCTAGTGGTGCTCTATATGCTGCTAGTGGTGGCACACCTAACTCAACAACATCTTTGACACAAGTTATGGATATTGCACCCCAACAATGGACTGGTGGTTATTTAGTTGCTGTTGAATCTATTTTCTTAGGAGTCGATCAGGCTGGTTTAGATTTAGTTGACCAAGTGACAATCGTTCTTGAATGCACAGTGGAAACAATGACTGCTGCCGCTAGCATGGCCCTTGCGCTATCTCAGCAATGAGGTGGTTAATTGGCTACCAATGCTCAAATGGCT